CATTCCTGCCTTTATCTTCCAACTCACTCTACATTGTTTCACGTGCCCGACAGTTTCTGTCTGAATCCTTTCGCCTGATTGGATTCACCAAGGTGTAAAAGTCTAACTCAAATTCCGCCCCATTCGCGTCAATAACACCATGATAGAAACATCCTCTCTTCCTCATCCAACAATGAATCCCTCTGTACAGGAAGTCTTCACCTTCTTTGACCTTGTCTAAAGCCTGTTCTGGGTAGATCACCCAGTCGTTAATGTCAATCTCTGAAATCATGGTTTTAAGCCTTTCTTTAGTGTTGATGCTACCTACACCTTGACCACCTCAAAAAAGAGGCTCTAAGGGTGTTTTAATGCGTTCTTGGGCTATTCCTGAACCTCTAATGCACTCTTAGTGATTCTTTTCTTGTTTAGATCCTCCCTGAAGCACACAAATTCCCCATCTTCCAACTTAGACAAGTAGGCATCAATGTGTCCCTTGCTGAAGCATAGGTTACTTGCATTAGAGTGCTCTAGTCGGTCTTGTAACTCATGGATGCACCACCCAAGCACTAAAGACAAGACACAAAGCACCAAAGGTGCGAAGAAGTCCATCAGTTTATTTATTCTTTCAAGCATAGAAGTCCTCCAAGTTCCTCAGATAGTCATCAAACGATTGATAAATCTTATTTTCTACTGAATCAGACAATAAGCCTTGAATGTCCACACCTTTGCAATACACAGCAGTCAGCTCCGTGTAAGGTTCACCATATCGGTCTATTTGTCGGGTGAAAACACACTTAAGGTCTTCAGTGCAGAATTCATGCTTATACAAATATTCTTCAGTCATAGCGGTGCATCCTCAAAGTTGTCAGGGTTGAAGGGAATAGGTTTGTTTTTGACTGGCTTTTCAGGTTCAGTCGGGAACGGCCAATATGGGTCACTCATGTTCTGCCTCTGCTTGGTTAAGAATCTCCAGGATAGCTTCAATTTGAGCAGGTGAGACAGTCATCCAGCGGGTTTGTCCGTGCTCATTCTGAAGCTTTAGAGTAGCCGCAAGGGTGCTCAGTTGCTGAAATTCTTTATCGTAATACGTCATGATTCAAGCCTCAATGATGGAATCAACAAAACAAAAGACGTAGCCCTTACCATCAGCAGAACCGCCATAAGCCATGCGCTTGGTGTCCTTGCAATAGGTAAACTTTTTCTCAATGAATGCCAGAGCGGCTTTGAAATGACGCCCCACATCGTCTAGATCATAATCAATCGACACCATAACCCCACGTGGGTGGCTTTCATTGTAGGCTTTGATCTTAGCCGAACGGGTATCTGTTGCAGGGATAAATTTAGTGTGAATGGCTTGCATGGTATCAATCCTTGATAAGTTATGGTGCGACAGTGCACCCAGTAACCCCCGAGGCTTCAGAGGCTACTAGTTGACCTGTCATTGCTCGGCTAGATCACAGCAAGCAATCCAGAGCAAGCGGTTTAGGTTCTGCTCATGGTCTGATAATTCTTCATCGTCCCATGCGCCGTATTCCTTCAAGCATTCAGCCACCAATGACGGTTCTAACTTATCAAGTTGCCTGCGAATGGCTGGGACAGTGCGCAAATCATCAACGTCATTATCACATGGTCCAGGATGTGAGCAAGATTCAGCCTGCGCCTTGGTTATTTTCAATTCAATACGCCCGAGTGATTCAGTCCAATACATGTTACATGCTCCAGAGATAAAAAGGGACAAAGACGCAGGCGGCAAAGAACATCGCCGCTAGTAACTGGTGAATGAATGTTTGCATTGTGTTCTCCGTGTGTTGATATAACTCTATTGTGCCTATCTTTTTTGTCTTTACCATTAGGGTTTTCCCTAGGTTCTTTGTAAAGTTTTGTAAAGACAGACACACTTCATGTAGACAAATATAGTCCCCAGTTCCTGGGTGTCCATAGGTGTTTACCCTAACCTTTGAAGATTCTCTCAAGTACCCTTTAGAGGGTCCTTCACCGCCCCACTCACCTGCTGCAATTGAGAATCATTCTCATTTACTAATGACCAGCCAGTCAGTAACTTGTGAGTAAGCACTGACACACTACCTATAGTGTCCTGGTGAGTGAGTACACACTACCTATAGTGTTTGGCTCAGTGAGTGAGTGCTCACTAGCAACTTGATAGGGGGGGATGGGTGTTGCTTGTGAGTTTACTTTTGCTGTAGCCTCTAGCGTACACAAAAAAGAGTATACAAAAGTAACTAAATAGTACAATTAATTGGGGACAGAAGAGATCACGTAAGTTATTGAAAGATAAAGACAAATAACGTAAGTTAGCTACTTTTAAGTATTATGTTAAATTAGAGACACAAGAGGTCATCCGTGCACCTTAAGAAGGGACTTTAAAGTGAAGCCCTAAACTGTAAAAAGACAATAAATCTTTAAGTTTTTATCATAAAGTACTTGACAAGTCCACTAAAGTGTGCTATAGTTACTTTAGAGTATACTTAGAAGCATATAAGTACTTCTATGTAAATATTAATTAATTATTTATACATTAAAGTAATATATCTTTTATGTATAATTATAATTTATAAATATACATAGAAGTATACTTATAAGTATAAGTAGGGGTCTTAAATTTTTTAAGACTTAGTTAAGTTTCACTTAACGGACTCTAAGATTTTTTGTCTAAACATCTCCTTACGGGTAAAGATGGAACCAGAAGTTAAGAAACGTAAGGTTGGAAGACCAAAGAAGGGAGAGATTGTCGCCCTTAAGAAAAAGAATACTGGTGTTATTGGTCGTCCCAAAGGTGATACAGCCATCATCAATGAGTACAAACTCAGGATGCTTAATTCACCTAAGAGTGCTAAGGTGCTTGAAGCCATCTATGATGCAGCTTTGGACAACGATCATAAGAACCAAGCTGCTGCCTGGAAGTTGATTGTCGATAGAATTGTGCCTGTATCGGCTTTTGAGGCCTCTAAGCAGGGCGGTAGTACCCCAAGTATATCCATCAACATTTCAGGGCTCCAAGGGGCTTCTAGTGGCCTTCCTGAGGCTGTTGAGATCGTAGAGGATGTGGTTGATGTGGAAGTTAAGGATTTAGATTCGACCGACTCGCAAGAGCTTTGAACACGTTTCGGGGTGCGTGTGGTCAAACACCCTGTTCCTTCTCAAAGAGGATTACAATGGAAACAAAAGTTTGTACGGAATGTGGTATTGAAAAACCAGTTGAAGATTTTCACTGGCACTACAAAGATAAAGGTATTCGTAGATTTGCATGTAAAATATGTAGATCTGAGAAAGAAAAGAAAAGACAGCAAAATCCTGAATTTGTTAAAAAACGAGCTGAGTATCAACTTAAAAAGAACTATGGCATAGACCAAGAAGAGTATGATACAAAGCTAGAACGACAAAAGTATCGGTGTGCTATCTGTGGATCAAAGGCTAACAAAAGAAAACTGGCTGTAGACCATTGTCATGAGACAGGCGCTATCAGGGATCTTTTATGTAGTCTGTGTAATGTGGGATTAGGGGCTTTTAGAGATGTTCCAGAACTGCTAGAAAAAGCAGCGGAATACTTAAGGAAACATGGCAGAACTTAATTTTCAACTTCTTCGCTGGCAGCAACAGGTCTTTAAAGATCCTCATCGTTTTAAAGTTGTTGCTGCTGGAAGGCGTTGTGGCAAGTCTAGATTGTCGGCAGTTACGCTTTTAATTGAGGCGCTAAACTGCCCAGAAGGTAGCTCTGTAATGTACATAGCTCCGACTCTGGGACAGGCCCGAGCGATTTTGTGGGACTTGTTGCATGAGCTTGGTAGGCCGGTGATTAAGTCCAGTCACGTGAACAACCTTGAGATCACATTAGTAAATGGGCGTAAGATTCTTGTAAGGGGAGCAGATAATCCTGACTCTTTGCGAGGAATGTCTCTGACTTATGTCGTCCTAGATGAGTGTGCATTCGTTAAGCAAGATGTATGGGAAAAGATTATTCGAGCTTCTTTGTCTGACAAAAAAGGTAGGGCATTGTTTATTTCCACTCCTTCTGGGAGGAACTGGTTTTACGATGTTTACCAGTTAGGTCAGAAAGAAGATGATGAGTGGAAGAGTTGGCACNNTCCTTTGATACCGCTGGTGCTGATGTATTCAAGGAAGAGTGGTTTAAGGAAGCAAAAGAGCCTGAGTATGGTTCTTACTTTGTTGCTGTGGACTTAGCTGGGTTTGAGGATGTGGCTAAGAATGCTGGAGCAGCCAAGAAGCGGTTTGATGAGACTGCTATTGCTATTGTTAAGCTTTTGGACAACGGGGATTGGTGGGTTCACAGTATTGAGCATGGACGCTGGGATATTAGGC